GGCATGTGCACCTCCCAGATGGCTTAATGCCATCTGGAGGGAAGACCCTCCCAGTGAGCTGTAAGCTCTGACTCTCCCTTAAAGGAGTGTCACCTCGGTACCCTCTCCATGAGGGGCACCTTCCTCAGCTTGATGTGGACGGCTGAGGGACGTCCGGCACGCATGAAGGCATCAATCGAGAGAGGTTCAATACTTCTCTCGATGAAGAACTTCATCAACGCTGGAACGTCACCGAGTGGAGAACTCGGCAACGGCGCATGTACCGTCAGTGCCCTGACAAGGGGTATCTGAAGGTGCTTGCTAGTATGGGTCGCGTTAACGGGCCCATACGTCCAACGTCCGAGGGCACTGTGCCCCCGAGGAAGCTCGGGGTACACCGGCAACACCCTGCGAAGGATGTCGTCGATGTATTTGACAGATCTCTGAAGCCCCATCTCGAAGAAATGGTTACGCAGAGAAACCGTCGAAGCAACAGCGTCTGCCTGCCGCTTTGTCTCGGGAAAGACGGAACGGACGCGAACGGGTGTAACCCATTCACCGTCGTAGAAGTCTCCCCCGCAAGACTCACGGAACTTACCGTTCCAGAAAGACTTGGACCGATTAACCTTGAGACCATAGGCCTCAAGCCGGTCGGACAAAGACTGAGCCATGGCTACGGGGACGATTAAATCGTCTCCATAGACGCGCACCTGGCCGACAAGGGCTTCACGGTCCTTGGCGGTAAACTGGTGACCTTGACTCTCTGCCCAGACCTCAGCGATGATGGTAAGAAACACCATCGCTTCAATCGGAAAGCAGAGGGCCGAACCCATGGACGCGAACTTGGACAGGGAGATAATCCCATGCCCAAGTACATCTGCATTCGTCGACCTACAGCCCTGAACCGCTCCTGAAAGGAACGGTACACGACGAAGTAGGGCGAGTACGAGCAGATTCGAGACACGATCGGATGCTTCACTCAAATCGAGTGTAGCAAGGTTCCCCAAAAGAGAACCTTCTAGGGCCAACTCCTGATTAGGGAGCTGATCCGTGAATCCGATGAGAGCGGAGAGGGTGTCATGCCCCTCCAACTCTCTCATAAAGGCTTGCGAAAGAGCCTGCTGTGCATATTGCATGCACGTAGGCTCCATCGCAATCACACGAGGTGTCTTGAGAGTCTTGGGGACGAGAATAACCTTCACAGGCTTCTCCTCCCCGGGTTCGAGGAACTTGATGCCATCCAAACTCTGCCAATGACGCCAGTTAGGGAGTAGATACTCCCCAGCGGGCATGAAAGGCTCGAGACGGATGGGCCACTCAGACTGAAGGTACTTACCGTTGCCGGTAAGCCTGTCTGCAGTGGAACCAGGGCCATGGCGGGGGACTAAGTCCCCAGCGTCCAAGTCGGATTCAATCCGCATAAGGACGTCGCCAAACAGAGCCCATGCAGTCCTGATAAACGAGGCCTCGCGGTCCCGGATCTCAGGCTCAGCATCAGCAAGTTCCTGCTCACACTCGACATACCTAGCCATGGCAGAAGTCTTGCGCTCGTCAGAGCACTCGACTTCAATCTTCGCAAATGCGTGGCAGTACTGCCGCACACAGCGAATAGCCAACACGCTAGGTGTGTCAAGAAGAGCACCAGTACGACGATCGAACACAAGGCGAAGGAAACCTCCGAGAAATCGGGGGAGACCGCCACTTCGAGAGAAACTCTTGAAGAGGTCGTCGCTTACCTGGCCAAGCTCGAGACTTCTTTCGAAGTCTTTTGCAAAACCAGGCAGGGTTATCGTTAGAAACGATACACCCTCGTGTTCAATACGATTCTGGGCCGTTTTGCGGTCCAGAATGGTGCAGACTCCACACCACTCCCCGAGATCTTCGAGGAGCACATGCGAGAACGCGATCTGGCTTTTCACCAAGCCTCCATCAAGTGGGGGTTGTTGGATCCACAGCCATGCTTTGTCACGCTAGAGAGGTATTGCTACCTAACTAGCGCGACGGCGACCTCTGCTATTGCGAGCTGAAGCCCACAATAGCAGACCCACCATCGCCATCCCAATCGGGGTGGCGACGAGAAATCCGATGACGACAACTCCAAGGAGAATGCCGTCAACGGAGATCAAGACTCTCGCCGAGAACCTTGGTGGCATTTGCCATCGACGAGGCCGAAGCCCAGTCGAGCAGTGCCTTAAGGTTCGCGACCAGATCCGCAATGGTAAACCCCTCAGGGGGCGAGTCCACGCCGAAGTACGCCGTAGTCGAGAGACGACGGTTAACTGTGGCGAGCAGCGGATCGGCGGCGATCTTGTCCTGACGCAGTCGAACAGTGGTCCGGTTTCGCCGGCCCTTGTTGTGAACGACGTCAAGCGTGATCGTCGAGTCGGGGTTAGAATAAACAGCCCCGAGCTGGGTAGTGCTAGTACGCGGAAGCGAACTAGCAGATCCAGAGAGAGTAATGGACTGAGGGTCAGAAAGCATGGCAGCATCCTCGACTTCGTGGACTATTCAGTTGTCCTCGGAGTTCCCTTGGCTGATTGCCAAGAGGTTCCCGCGCCTCCTTCAGAAGGAGCCGCGTTGGGGTTGTTGTGATCAACACACGGTGATCACCTCTGCGAATGGCTCAAGCCAAGCGCAGAGAGGATGGCCCATTGCTGCGGATTCATATCCGACAGATCAAGGCCAAAGCCGAAAGGTGTCGCTCGGTACCGTCGCTTAGTTTCACGGCGGTAAAAGGCGCTACTAGTGGGGAACATCTTGCCATCATAGTCGAGAAGACTAGGCAAGGTGCTCCACTGGTATTCCCTGGTGGTGTGAACCATCAGGTAGCCATACCGAATGACAAGCCCGTTGTCTGCGATCCGGTTTGCATTGCCGATTATATCGCCAATGGTACCGTACCAGTCAACGAGCCACGACCATGGAGTAAGCTGCCACAGGGCTTCCGGATCCATCCGGGTACCCAAGAGATGATTTGCCTTCGCCTCAAACTCCTGCAACTTCTTGATACCGGATGTTCCGGTAGGGAAGTAGTAGGAAAAGGCACCGCTGAACCAGACCTCTCGGTCGGTTCGATCAACTCTCGACAGATACTCCCTTGCGTCGCCTGCCTGAAACCACCCTGGGTTGTAATAAACCAGGGGCCCATTACCTTCTTGAGAGAAGATATCTGCTCTCGCGGTAGTGGTGGTTGGGAAGGCGAACCGACGACGGACAACACGTCCGTTATCCCGCTCGAACTGACGGATCAGTTCCGTGGCATGAAGAAGTGATTTGATGCACTTCTTCACATCATTGATGGTCGGTTGCCAGCCGAACTTGAAGTTCAAGTACTCTCCTCCAACAGAGGAGGGTGTTTTCTTGAATCCTTCAGTGAACAGCTGATGGCCGATCATCTTTGGTGTATCCCTGATAAGTTCTACCAGGGACGAAGCCAAAGTCGCGCGGGGGGCTCCGGGTGCAACACGGTTAATAGCCGTGGCACCCATGGACTTCACGTCCGTATCTACCGGTAACGGAGGATACGGGTCCTTGACTGCCGTATTCCACCCTCCTTGAGGGAGGATGGCATACGGATCGTGAAGCGAATGATTGGGGACCAAAGGTCCTCTCATCATGTCTCCAGTGCTGAGCTTCGAAAAGTAATCCCAGTGGCTGAGCCATCGGGACGTCTTCGAGGTCCAGAACTCATGACCCCTGTCATCAACAGGGTCGTAGGAAGTGAAACCGTTGCGAAAGATCGCAAGGTCATCTTCCAATCCGGAGTCCGACGTATCCTGGTTAGACCAGGTATACGTTGTCTGGCAAGGTCCTACTTGATTAGTCGGGCCAAGGCGCGACTCAAAGGGGACATCATAAGTCATACCGTTAAACGGTGTGACGAGGTGCCAACCCTTTGGAGACTTGAGCTCAAGAGCTCGAGTCTTCGTCAAGTAAGTCATGGTCAATCCAATCGTGTGTGTTGGAGATAGTTGCAGAGCGTCATCCCGGCTGTACACTGTACCCCGGTAAGACGAGTGCAACTTGGCGTGGTGGGGAAATACCCAACACGGGTTTGCACCAGCTGCGTCACTGTTCCTTGTTCTCTCACTGATTTACTTCCTTCTTTTTTAAGCTATTTGTTTGCTTCTCGACCGCCTCCAGCCGTAAAGCAAAAGAGGCCGCAAGTGTGAACTTGCAGCCCC